CTCCGAATGGTTTGACGCCTGCATTGATGCCCATAAAAAATTGGGCTTTGGCATTGATGACGATGGCAATACTCAGCCAACCGGTGGCAAAGTGGTTGCTCTCGATCCCTCTGATGTTGGTAAGGATGCTGACGGATACATTGAGCGGCAAGGCGTTATCTTTACCACAATTGACGAAATCGATGCAGAGAATGGTAACCGAGCTTTCGATATAGCAAGCAGGAGGGCCAAGGCATTTGGGACGCACGTATTCGGCTGGGATGGTGACGGTATTGGGGCCATGCTTAGAGATCAGGCCGGTACAAATTTCGACAATACCGGAATCAAGATCTTTATGTACAAGGGGTCTACAGAGGTTCACTTTCCAGAGGCGACCTTTAAAACGACTAATTGCAATATCGACATAAGAGGCGAGAGTCTAAACAAGGACGTTCTCAACAACAAGAAATCGCAGAACATTGTCAATTTTGCAGAGCGCGTCTATAAAACGTATGAAGCCGTTGTGCTTGGCAAGTATCACGACCCCGATACACTGATAAGCTTTTGTAGCGAAGGCATTAAACCGGAAATGCTGCAAAAGCTTAGGGCTGAATGTTGCAAGATTCCTTTGAAACCCAGTGATAAAATAAAGTTCTATACTAAAGAGGAAATGCGGAAGGGTATTACGATGCCAGACGGCAACAAGGTCTCTATCCCCTCACCTAACCTGTTTGATGCTTGTGTGTTATCATTTGACCATGCAAGTATAGTGACCAAAGTATCCAATTTTGTGCGACCACAAGCGATACGCCCAATGGGAAGACGTTAAATGCTGGAACATAGTGAAATCAAGAAACTTCATGACAAGGCTTATACGCACAATCAGGTAACACGAGAGCGTGCAGCCGATGACATGTTGTTCTACTGGATTACGCAATGGGACGATAACACCCTAGGCGATTCAACCCTGAGTTATCGCGGCGAATTCAATATTTTAAGGAAGGCGGGACGGCAGATTATCGCTGACCTTCGTTCCAATCCTATTCAAATCGATTTCAGCCCAAAAGCAGATACGCGAGAAGACGGAGCCGACTTAATTGACGGCCTCTATTTGTCTGATGACCGAGTAAATACAACACTCGAATCCTATGACAATGCATCATCCGAAGCTGTCGTATGTGGATTTGGAGAGTGGGAGCTATACACAGAATATGAGTCGAGCAGGGCAGGCAATCGAAACCAGGTTATTCGTCGTCGTCCGCTCTATGAAGCAAACAACAATAGCTTCTGGGACCCTAACGCCAAACGATTAGATAAGTCCGATGCAATGTATCATTCGCACCTTACGCCTTATACTACGGATGGTTACAAGAAGCTGGTCAAAGATGAAACCGGAGAGGACATAGGTGAGGTTCGCGGCTCTTCTTTTTCTAATCCCGAGCAATCCTATGTATTCCCGTGGATAGAAGGCGCAAACGATACCATCTACGTTGTTTCGTTCTATCACCGCGAAAAGGTAAAAGATAACGTCCTAACAATGGTTGACCCACTTGGCCAGCCAATGCTTTTGCTTGAGTCCGATCTTACTGATCACATGGACGAGCTTATTGATGCCGGCTATACCATCGACAGCGACAAGACCAAAAAAATTGACCGGTGGCAGGTTACAAAGTACATCGCATCAGGTGAGAAGATTATTTCCCATTACGTTATTGCTGGCGAGAATATCCCAGTGGTTCCAATGTATGGCGAGCGTGCATTCGTTGAAGGCGAAGAGCATTACGAAGGCGTTACTCGATTAGCTAAAGACCCGCAACGATTGAGAAACTTTCAGCTTAGCTATCTTGCAGATATTGCGTCACGGTCACCAAGACCAAAGCCTATTTTCAATCCTGAGCAGCTCCAAGGCTTTGAGGACATGTATGCGGAAAACGGGCCCGACTCGAATTTCCCATACAATCTGCAGAATAGATTGGCCGCTGACGGAACTCCGCTTCCTATTGGCCCCGTGGCAATGATGCCAGAGCAGCCAATACCACAAGCCGTTGTTGCATGTATCGAGCTATCACGACAAGCAGTTGAAGATGTTGCTAACCCAGGATTACCGCAAGATATTGCCGACCCTGATTTGTCAGGAAAAGCGGTTTCATTATTGACGGCTCGCCTTGATCAGCAATCACTTGTCTATCAGCAGAACCTAAAGCACGCCAAGCGACGTGATGCAGAAATATATGCATCAATGGCAATCACTGTTTACGATGCGCCGCGACGAGTTACAACAACGCTTGCCGATGGTACTCAGAAAACCGTTCAAATCATGGAGTCAATCCAAGATAAAGAAACCGGCGAGATCATGGTTCTGAACGATTTAACTAACATGGAGTTCGATGTTTACGCAGACATTGGTCCAAGTTACGCAAGCAAGAAAGAGCAGACCATTGAGCAGCTTGAACGAATGGCGCAATCAGTGGCGCAAGTTGACCCTGCAATGATGAAGATGCTTATCTTGAAGCAGGCTACATTAGTGGACGGCGTTGCATTCGATGACATTCGAGATTATGCGCGTAAGCAATTGATTCTAAGTGGCGTTGTTGAGCCTGAGACGGAAGAAGAAGAGAAGATGATGCAAGAGGCCGCGCAACAGCAAGATAAGCCTGACCCTATGATGGTGGCGGCTATGGCTGAAATGGAGAAGGCGAAAGGCGGACAAATGGAGACGCAGCGCAAGGCACAGGCTGACCAATTCAAGGCCCAGACTGATGCGGGTAAATTACAGGTTGATCAATTTAGCGCCCAGACGGACAGAGCAGCGGTAGAGGTTAAGGCCGAGCAAGTGGGAGCCGAAATAAACTTCACTAGAGTTAAAACTCACGGCCAACAAATTGACAATATGCTGAAACCTGCGCAAGCGTTCAGGGCGCGAGCAAACTAAATTTTAAAAAACAAGGGGTGTGCTACCACCCCTCGTCACATCAAATGAATATAGAGGTATTCACATGACTAGCAGCATTGTAACACCAACCCATCCACGATTTAAAAATATAGCTGGCGAAAAATACAATCACCTGACAGCTATTTCATACTCCCATATAAATAAGCAAAGGCAGGCAATGTGGATTTGTCTATGTGATTGTGGAAACAAATCAGTCGTTGAAAGTTATGCCCTTAGAAAAGGAAGGACAAAGAGTTGCGGTTGCGTGGCTAAAGAAAATCCAGGTAACCTTAGGCATGGAATGAGAGGACATCCTTTATATTGCACATGGATGGGAATGAAAGACAGGTGCAGCAATCCTAAAAATAAGAAGTATAAATACTATGGCGACCGAGGAATAAGTGTTTGTAAAAATTGGGAAATTAGCATTGATTCATTCATTTCAGATATGGGCGAAAAACCTACAACCAAACATTCGATAGACAGAATCAACAATGACGGAAACTATGAGCCTGGGAATTGTAGATGGGCTACGTCAAGTCAGCAGAATTCAAATAAGCGACCCAAGAATAGCGCTAACAACACATAGTTTGCACTGTTCGAAAAAAATGTCATAATTAAACTACTGAAGCAAACAGGTAAAATTGCAATCTACTTGTGGATAGCATAAGGCGAAATCGTTTACCAAGCGAGCATAAAACATGGCGGCAAACCAACAGACACTAGATGAGCTGAAAGCAGAAAACGCTAAAGCCGAAGAAGAAGCAGCAACCAAACCGCAAACGGTTGAGGTGAAAACAGAGGTAGAAGCGGCGGAAGTTAAAACGGAAGTAGTTGCAGAGGATTCAGGCACACAACCTGATGCGGAAACCGAAGCAGGCGAAACTGTTAAAACTGAAGTCGAAAGCTGGATGACATCCGATGAGTCAACCGATGCTGGTAAAACAGAAAATGCAATCTGGAAGGCGTCACGCGAGAGCTACAAAGCGAAACTCGGGAAAGTTAACGAGAAGCATGACGACGAAATTGCACGATTAACGGCTGAGAATGCACAGCTAAAGAATGGAGCAGCACCAAAGCAGTTAAACCGACCCAAACGCGAAGACTTTGACGAACACGAAGATCCAGAAGATGCATATATTGATGCGTTAACTGACTTCAAAATTGAACAAAAAAGCGCGAAACAGGCGGCTAAAACTACCGAGGCAAGCACCACTCAAAAGCAGCAAGCATTACAGCAAGACATCGATAACAACGTTGACCAGCATTATGAGCGAGCAGTTAAGTTATCAGAAGAAAGTGGGATCACGGCAGAAGTTTATCAGTCAGCAGACAAGACGATAAGAATGGCAATTGATGCCGTTCGTCCTGGTGCTGGTGACATTATTGCCGATGGGTTGATTGCAAAGTTAGGCAAAGGAAGCGAAAAGGTTTTTTTCAGCCTTGGAGTTAACAGCGCCAAGCGTGACAAATTGACCACCCTATTGATATCTGATCCAAGTGGTATCGAGGCTGCCATATATTTGGGAACCTTGAAAGCTGAACTGAGCGCCCCGCAAAGACGAACAACTAACGCGCCAAGTCCGGCAACCATTCTGGAAGGTGATGGAGCAAGTACAGATCCGCATAAGTCCTTGAAAAAGGGTTATGACAAAGCCACGGCTAATGGGGATGTGCAAGCCGCTTTCACAGCAAGAATGGACGCCAAAAAGGCAGGCGCAAACGTATCTAATTGGTAAAGGAATAGTCTAATGGCTAGCACAGGCAAGATTGTAGAAGTGTTGTTTGAAAAAACAATTGAAACATACGAACATCAAGAAATGATGCTCCCTCTGGTTGATTTTTATAAGCCGGACGCAGCGGACATGCAGAACGGCGACAACTTTATTTGGCGAACCGTTCAGCAACACGCCCCAATCATTGAAGGTTGGGACATGACCGGCAACGAACAAGAAATCATCGAAGAGACTTATCCAGCTGTATTGGGTCTGCCTCAAAACGATTTTGTTGAACAGCGCGCCGACCAGCTTAGAACTACGAAGTTCTGGGAAGATCGAGGTAAAATCTCTGGTAAGCAGCAGGCAACACAGCTTAATAAGGCCATCGTTACTGCAATGAAGACTCAGGGGTCGATGTTCTATCGCTCCAATGCCACTAGCGGTTATGACTTCATCAGTGAAGCTCAGGCGATTATGAACGAGCGCCAAGGCATGCATAATCAGCGTTGCTTTATGCTGAATGATCGCGATACCAAGCTATTTGCAACTGACTTAGCGGCACGTCAAACGCTGCAAGGTCGCCCAGAAGATGAGGCTTGGACTAAAGGACAGATCGGCGCTAACGTGGCTGAGTTTAACGTCTACACCGGTTCGTTCTTGCCAAATCTAACGGGTGGTGCAGCGGTTAGCACAACCGTTACGGGAAATCAGAGCTTTAAGCCCGAAGGCGGTTCCGTTGATGCGACAACCGGCGTTGTAACAAACGTTGATTATCGTTCTGCAACAATCCCCGTGGCTGCTTCTGCTGGCTATGATATTGGTGACAAGGTGACTATCAACAACGGGGCGACTCCCGTCCAATCGATTGGTTTAGCTGATAAAACAGCAACAAACCAAGACATGACCTTTACCATCATAGCAAAGCCGACCGGCACCTCTCTCAAGATTTCGCCTAAGCCAATTGCAGCAGATGATGCGGCGCTGACTGAAACTGAGCTAGCCTATGCAAACATCGATACAGTGATTCTTGGTACTGCCACCGTTGTCCGCCTTAACTCTGAAGCCTCGAATAAGACCAACTTATTCTGGGATAAAGATGCGGTTGAAGTGTTGGGTGGAACCATTCCTGCTGAGCTTTTCAAGCAGTTCGACGGAATGAAGGTAATTTCCCACACAATGTCTAACGGCCAGGAAATGTACATGGTTTACGATGGCAACATTGCTACCATGACTTTCCGTTATCGCTTGTTTACCTGGTACGGAATTACAATCAAAGATCCTTCGCGGGTCGGCGTTGCAGTGACGTTCTAAGCAAGCTAAATAGAAAAGGGGCCGGTTGGCCCCTTTTTTGTTATAATGAAGCGAACAGAGGTTATTATTATGGCTACATGGGTACATAAGGACGGCGAGAGTTTTCTGATTGACGCGCTTGAAGTCGGTCGGCATATAGATGCGGGCTATACGGTGGACAAGATCAAAAAGAAAGTCGTCAAACCTAAAGCTCCGGCAAAGCCAGTACAGAAAGCAGAAATACCAACTCTAAATAACGAGGCTTAGCATGACAACGAAGTCGGAAACGATTAACGATGCTTATTCACAGTTAAGGATTTCGGGCTTAACCGTCATAGCCTCACCAAAGGATAACGAGAAGGCGCTCGGTCGCTTAGAGGATATGGCCGAAGAGTTGGAAGGGCGCAATATGTGCATGGATTACAACTTCGAGGAAGAGCCTGACCCAAATTCACAAATGGGGACGCCTAAAAAGTTTAATCAAATGTTCAAAACTAATCTCGCCATTCGTTTAGCAGCGGATTTCGGCAAAGTAATACCGCAATCTCTAATGACACTGGCATCGTCAGCAATGTCTAGCGCATCGTCATTCATAGCGGCTGCAAATATCCGTCAAGTCCAGCCATCTAGACGCTCACCAATTGGAAGCGGAAATCACAGAAGCACCAGATACCGAAGATTTCAAAACCCTGATCCGTTGCCGCCAAATCAGTGTGCAACAAACAAATTGCTTATTGGCAACACACAAGATTACGTTGAGACGTTTGACATTTATCTTGGCACCGAAACAATCGCATCTTTTGAGATCACAGCAGACTCGGGCATTACGATAGTAACAAGCTCAAATACCGATACAGCAGTAAGCTACAGAATCAACGCTGCCGACAATTCAACGCAAGGAATTTGGCAGCAAGTAAAGATCGTGATACTGACAGACAGCGCCAGAATTGAGACGCGACTAATTAACTTTGAAGTAACCGCATCCGCTATCGTTGGTGGGTCGTAATGCCAGTAACGAATCTTCCAATAATCAAGGGCGACAGGACGGTCGATAATGCCGATTACCGTGACGCTCTGCCTGTTAACTATACCGCTATAGCCAAGGAAATACTTGGCGCTAGTGGCTACCTAATGTCTCACGACGGCCTTACACTTTTGGGTACCGGCCTAGGCTTGGATCGTGCAGGATATTGGAACGAACGTCAGTCAATACACTTTCGAGTATCTGGAACCGATTTAATTTCCGTTGGCGTCGATGGGTCGGCTGCCTCGCTGGGAGAGATTACCGGCAGCGATCGCGCATCAATGACCCATTCGTTCAATAGCCAGATGATAGTTGCTGATGGCAAGGCGTGGCTTTACGACGGCACTCTAACCCAGATGACAGACCCAGACCTGGGCACTCCAATTGATGTAACGTGGATAGATGGTTATTACTTTTTTACTGACGGTGAGTTTTTGTACCATACGGACATAACCGACGAGACAAGCATTGACCCGTTAAAGTTTGCGACCTCTGAATTCAGCCCAGATCCGACACTTGCCGTTGACAGAACATCAGGGAATCAGGTTATTGTTTTTGATCGATATACAACGTCTTGGTTTGAAAATAAGGCGACAGAACAGTTTGCATTCAGAAGAATTGCCAACAAATTCGTGAAGTGCGGCATTGTTGGCACGCATTGCGAAACCGAGTTAGAGGGAAAATTCTACGTTATTGGCGGCGGACGGGAAGAGGACGTAAGCATTCATCTATTGTCAGGCGGTGGCTATGAATCAATAGCAACGAGAGAAGTCACACAAATACTTTCCACTTATACTGAGCAGCAACTATCTACTGCGGTACTTGAGACTAGAGTAAAAGAGAAAAACAGAATATTACTTGTGCAGCTACCAAATGACACGCTTGAATATAATGCAACGATTGCCAGGAAGCTGGGCATTGAACACGCGTGGACCATCGTTAAGACCGGCGTAGTCGGCAACACAAAATGGCGTGGCGTTAATGGCGTTTACGATCCGAGATTGTCAAAGTGGATATACGGCGATAACCAAAATTCGAATATTGGCATA